GCCTGAGATCAGGCGGTAAGGGACTGCAAGGCAGTATCCCTTATAAAATTCTCGCTGCAAAGCGAGTAGCCCTATCGTCTTTTTCAAGATGATAGTATTTTGGTTACACAATGTCCTGGTTATTAGGTTTCTCTAAGCCTAATAGGGATAACTGTGTATTAACGAGAGGTTAAGTGCTCAAGGATTTCACACGGAAGTGTTGATCTCCAGAATTCACGAACCATATTCTCGCCCATAGTCCCCTGCCTGAGATCACGTCCTTACACCTCCGTCCTGAGTCCAAATACATAAGTATTTTGGCCCAGTGTCGGTGGGGATGAGTTCGTGAAATAGTTGGAGTACGCAACGAAGGCTTAAACTCGAATCCAGGAATTAATGTAAATTTCTGGGGATCGTAATTAAGTTCTCGTAAACGTGCCACCACTTTTCTCGGAAGACAACCTTGTTTGCCACCCTTATTAGGGGTAACGAAGAAGGAAGGAAAAGCAGGAGTCTCGTCGTGTGTCACCGATAACAATTCCACTGCGTTTAAACGCAAGAACTTGTCATCGGGGCCCCCGTGCAAGGCTTTAGGGACAACTCGCAACAAAGCTTGGAACAGTGGTTCAAAACTAGGATAGATCCGACGAAGTCGGGCTACTTTGTTAAAAACCACTACGCAATCACCAATGGATTTTGGGGATAGAAAGTCGTAAGACTCTATATAGCCAAAATCGGTGTGATAATTAGCGCCGCATGATTCACGGAAAGGTCCTGAAGTGAAAGTCTTATCGACATTCACTGTGAACCCGACAGCTTCTAAACATTCAATTAAACGTTTAGATTTATCTGTCGCGATAATAATATCGTCTCCGAAAACCGAAGCGCTACTATCCAAACTACGCGAGAGAGACAATAAGATCAAAGTCATGAGCTCGAAAGTAAAACCGTTTCCCATTGAGGAAACTTTTCGGGTTACATGATACTGATCATCCGCACCGTACACGAGAGCCGACCTCGAAAGGTCGATCAATCGGAAAAGGTGCGGCGGTAATAGGAACTTACATAGACTTAGGGTGATTGCATCGCTGCAATTCTTTAAATCTATGGTGGCTATGTTCTCGACATCGCGAATGCGATACCGATGGACAGCTGCAAGATTATCGAGGTCAACGTTAAATTGACTTTTGAGGATCTTACGAATCCCATTACCTATTGTTCTTTGGACAACGAGATTTCCGAAAGGTTCAACATTGATAGGTCTGTTTTTGGTAGCATCCTTAGGAACCGATGAAAATCGGGACCCTTGGACGATAACAACAACACGTTCGAGTTTTAGTTTAAATATCTCGAACGACGGCCTTTCAAGATTCTTGCACTTAGCGTACAAGTACCTGTCAAGGCGCTTAGACTGCACAGTGCTGCACCTCTTCGACAAAAGCCACGATCTGTAGCGTCGCCGAAAAGCTTTCTTTAATCCATTGTGCCGATATACTATTTTGGCAAAAGTGTCAAAACAGTCATCGGTCACGGTCCACTTGCTAGAACATAGTTTAGCCTCTAGGCTATTATGTCCGCGAGTGGGGATCACCTCGGACCCTTGTGGGAATCCGATGTTAGAAAGCCTGATGCGAGGAAGCGAGAGAAACTGCTTCTTTACATCAAACCACGGTGACGGTGGTAAGAGAAGATCTGGTAATTCATTATCATGAGAGATCCAATCATTCCAGCATTTGGAATGAAGTTCCTCAGGTGATAATGAACTTGGTTTCGTCATCTTCTTATGAAATCTTCGCTGTGCGAAGGTTTCATCGAAGTTACTAGACTCCTGAAACTGGAAACTAGTAAGAACCCTATTGAAGGTACTGATCGTACTTTGGTAGGTCATGGTGAACCTTTCAGTTGAGAGTTAGTCTTTCGGATCAACCTTATCTTCTAGGTTCGTTGATAAATCAACGTTCGTCGAAGAGTGTGATGATCTGGACATACGGTAGATCCTTCCAGCCACGTCGATTAGTAACGACAGAGCAGAAAGGATTTTAAGTATCACCTTAAGTAGCTGAACCGGGCAACACAGATGGCTCAAAGCCATACATGTAGTTGTCGGTCAGCCATACAGGTAGACTAACGATGAGACCAGCGATGATTTCATCGATGGTCGCATTGGACTCAGCTGTACCAGAAACCCTTATCCGAACTGAGATAGCGTCTTTTCGAGCTACATCGTTTGGAGCGGTTCCAATTTGGACATCGTTGTCCTTGTTAACAATTATCTCAGAGAGATAATTCTTAACATTGGTTCCGTCTAAACTCTTCGAACTCACATTCGTTTTAAAACGAACAGTGAAATCAGGGTTAGCGACTGACGCGTAAGTTACACCCAACGCGTCACGGGTTTTAATCTTCCAATCACTTGGAAATGCCATTGGATAACCTCCTAGGTTATTACATGCGTAGTTTCCCTATCGATCGCGTAGAGCGACCAATAGAGAGTGCCAAACCGTCCATGAACCTAGCCCAGTTAAGGTTAGGGTCAAATGTCAGTTTGACGTCGTTTGTAGTGAAGGTTCGACGACTGTAATTGTCGAAACCCTCTTCAAGCATTAGGTGATCACTATGATCACTAAATGTCGGTGCAGTATAGGTTATGCCGCCATGAACTTGGTTGCCTAAACTATAACTCCACCTACGACGGAAAATCCGCCGCTCTCTGTGTTGATGTTTGATCGAGTAACAGAACTTTCGCTGGGTAGCGAAATCTGAATACTCTAAGGATCTAGCTTGGATCCAGGATCCTAAATTAACGAACCAGTCGATTACAAAACTGTAAGGGACTAGTTCCCAGGCCGTAAGGCTTGGATTGAAGGATACCTGATCAAACATCTTTGTCGCACTGGAGTCGAACCTTGCTTTTCCAACTGCACCAACGCGAACAGTGTCTTCCGTTTCACGGAATACACACTGATTGTTGTTGGTGACGGGCTCAGTCTTGAACACTTTAGATTGAGATGATCTAGAGGTCTTGAACATGTGCCCGGATTCCTTAATCAGTTTCATGATGTCCTGGATTTCATAGACAGTCGGCATAATACCATAACGGTATTTTAGCCATAACTGCGATGATTCTTTAGGACTACGTGAGGCATGAAGAAGGGACCTAATGGTTTGCAAGGGCTTACGTGCAGATTTCAATAGGCTCGAAAAAAGTTTTAGAGCTTTTGGAAACTCTGCTGCAGACGTAAGCGCATCGTACGTTTGGTACGCATCGGCCACAACTCGCCTCTTGACATTTTCGACCATGTTATTAACATCGTCGGAAATATCAATAGAGTCGGGGGAAACATCAGGTGCGAAGGCGGGATCAAAATTGAAATCGCCTGGCACCTGTTGGTTCCATGTTGTGGTCCGAAATTCCGGGCTCTGTATGTACACATACCACCATGGTTGTGAACTTACAGGATAGCTTGCGAAATGCGAAACCGCGTACTGAAACTTGACTAACTTCTTACTAGCGAAATCACTTCCGATATCATAGTCGGTCATCTTGATCATGCCATTCTTTTTAATGGTTGACCAAGGTATACCGCTAGGAACTTCGGACATGAAGCTAGAAGACGACTCAAGTTGACCTGGGTCGAATGTTCCTGCAGTCGGCGGTGAAATCACATTTCCAAAGGAAGTGGATTTCAATTCGTCCGGCTGAGTATCATACGGATACACATAAGATTTCGTGTAATAGTATGGCGCGGAACCGTCGACCTGATCAACTATAGTACTGTAAGTCGTCATAAGAAGCCTCCTCTCGACAAAAGGATTTCAGACGTGAGTCTGTTTTTTCCCAGCCCCGATATGGGGCTG